ATGATAAATGCTACCAAACATCATTCGATACTGCTCCTGTCATAACAGTAAGGGATGCATTAACTATATTCAGAAACTATTTGAAAAGTAAAAGAGATATACTATAATGTTAGATTATTGTGGTGAAAGTGCTTGATCTTTAAATCTTAATCGGTTATAATAGCTTATACTTAATTAATTGAGAGAAATGACATGGAACAATTTCCAAGCAATTTTAGTTTAGAAGAAATGCTTCATTTTGGAGATTTTCCTGAACAATTGGTAAACAAAATTTATGAATTGTTAGATGATATAAAAGATCTTAATGATTGCAAATATAATTATGCGTGTTCAATTGAAGAATTAGAAGAAGAAATTGAGATACTTTTAGACCGTGAATATGGTTTACAAGAAAAAATTGATGAATTGACAAGGGAATTAACTAATGCAAAATGTAGAATATGATAATTTTATTGGAATATATGATAATTTTTTCTCAGAACAATTTTGTAAAAATTTAATCAATACATTTAAATGGTGTTCAGATAATAATAGGGTATTTTATAGAAATAATGAAGAATCTCTAAGATCAGATTCAGCAATTTATTTAACAGAACAATCAACAAAAGAAATTGCATTTTCAATTGATTATCTTGGAGATTCTTTAAAAGAATTTAATAATACATTTTGGAATTTTTGCTACAAAGATTATTCAAAAAAATATAGCACTTTGTCATCGTATGGTAATCGTACAATTTTTGAATATAAAATACAAAAAACAGAACCAACTCAAGGGTATCATTCTTGGCATTGTGAAGATACAAGCAGGATCGCTTCTAATAGAATAGGTGTATATCTTTTATATTTAAATGATATTGAGGATGGTGGTGAAACAGAATTTTTATATCTTTCTAAAAGAATTAAACCTAAAATGGGAAAATTGCTTATATTTCCGCCAAATTATCCTTGGACACATAGAGGGAATCCTCCTTTATCTGGATCTAAGTATATTATGACTGGTTGGATTGAATTTAATTGATTGGAGTAAATAATTGAACACTAGATTATTAGAACTTGCTAAAAAAGCAGGTTTTCATCATCGTTATGATGAATATCAAGACATTTCATATGTAACTAATGAAGAATTATTTGAACAGGAAAGACATGTAAACGATAAGCGTCTTATAGAAATATTAACTCCATTTACTGAGTTGATTATTAAGGAAACATTAGAGGTAGTTCGTGATGAAGTACAGTATGCTTTGGATGATTACTTAGCGGATACTATTGATCTTAGGGTTAAAGACTATTTTGGAATTGAATAATGAAAATATCAAGCGTTGGAAAACGAGTATATGAAGAAATTGAATTTGATGATCCAGAGTTTAAATCATCAAAGTTTAGAAGATTTACTGATGTAGTATGGGAAGAATTATCTTATAGTTCGGATTGTTCTGGTCATTGGTCGGTAATTGCCGAACCTGAATTATTTGAAGAGGCATATCAGGAATGGAATAAACCAAGATGTAGTGTATGTAAAACACAAGAAAATGTACAATATGTTGGTGGGTATCAACCTTATCTTTGTGGTGACCCAGATTGTATTCCATTTTGAGGATTAAATAATGAATAGATTTGAAAGGTGGTTCTTAAAACGAATATTCAAAAAGCAAGTAAAACAAGGACCTTGGCGTCATTTACACATTATTGAACTCTATATGCTAATTAGAGAATCAGTAGAAAATGAGTTTACCGAAGATAATCCGTTAGACTTATACCGTTTTTTAATGAATCGTTTTTACGAAAGTGTGGCTGACTTAAAATGAATGAAATAATTAATAAGTTTTTATTAGACGATGATCTTAACTCTTTGACAAGAGATGAGGTTAATGTTGATCTTAACCATGAACAATCAATATTATTGAATGTACAGTTACTAGCAATCATTTCTGATATTAGGTTCTATTTGGATAATGTAAACCTATCTGATACACAAATAATCTCTGACCTTAAATCTATATTGGAGAGTTAACATGACTCCGATATATAAAAAAGTATTTGATTCACCATTACTCGCCGAGTTAAATACTCTGGCGCAGAAAGAATGGATGTTATTGAACTCTATTGATTTGACTAAAGAAGAGTTTCAAGAACTTTGGGACATATTTCATGATCCTGAATATCATAAAGATAAATTCCACCCTGATCATGATATGGATCTACATTATGCCAAGGTGACAATTACTGTTGATGGTATGAATGGTATCGAATATGTTAATCAGATGGTTAAACCTGAAAAACCAAAGGGATGGATAAAATGGTAACATTAGTATTGATCTATAGTCTGAAGTCGCTGTATAATCATAACGTAGATTCTATTATTGTGCCGAATCTAAAAGTACCTTTGTGTCAGGCACTTGGTACTAAAATAACGCAGGATTTGAAACACATGAATCCTGATATTGAAATTAACTTTTACTGTGAGTAAACATGGATAAAGATACTTTGATTGGTGGGATTTTTATGGTTATTATTGTAGGTATTTTTATTGGAGCAATTGTCTATGAAGATTATAATAAAAGCAAGGCAATATGTACTATGACAGCATTGCATTATAATATGTCTGTGGATGAAACTAAATTACTGTGTGGATTAAAATGAGTATATAAATAAAATTTTTGAATAAATAAAGTTTTTAATATAGGAAATCATAAATGAAAAAATTAGTATTAGTAGTATTTTTAATTTATTTAACAGCTTGTGCATCAACTAAAGATGTAGCATCATTACAAAGTCAAGTTGATGAATTAAAAACTCCTGTGGTGGCTCTCCAAACTACTGCATTAGAAGCTAAATTAACTGCCTTAGATGCTGCTACAAGAGCTTCTGCAGCAAATTATTGGGCTGTAACAGCGGAGAAAAATGCTGAACAAATTCAATTTAAATTAGATAAATTGGTTGGGCATTCCGTTGATGAATACTAAATAGAATTAATACATTTACCCGAAAGGGCAGTGAGAGAATTACACAGAAATGTTGAATTGATTGGTGGTTTGGTACGACTCACTCTTACCGCTAAATGTATTTCTACGGTCTAGTTGTCAACAGACCGTAACTATATAATATACGATAGTTAATTTTGTTAAACACATTACCACAATGGTAGGCGAAATCCTTACACCATAAGTTAAAACTAGGTAGTGTGTTTTACAACAATAAAATGTGTATTGAGCACCCTGACTGGCGATAACACCTGAACCCAATCCTAGTTAATGTAACAGTATATATTTTATTGTTGTAATTCCTTTAAAGCGAAGGCATTCTGGACTCGACTATCATATGTCGACATCTCCACCAAAAACACAATGAGTGAGGCACATCCTTTAAACCAAGCTGGTTTGAGTCCGGAGGCTTATTGTGTTTCTGATGGGGATGACAGGTTTCGACAGGGTGAAATAGTGGAGAAGGCAACAGGTAAGATGACCGACCTAATCGGCATAAACTAAGTATCTGCAAATGACGAATACTTCAATTTGACTTTAGCTGCGTAAAAACAGAGACTGTCGGAGTTTGACTTACTTGGCAACAGAACAAGTTATAGATGGGAGCTTCGGCTCCCATTTTTCATTTAAAAGTGCTTGACATATATTCCTATAATAGTTATAATAATTTATACTTAATTGAAAGAGATTTAAAATGAAAGAGAAATATTTTTGGGCAACTGCTGCTATTATCATGTTGGGAATCGTGTATGGGGCATGGCTTCAAATCAAAGACAAAGAAAGGTTTATATTAGATAATGAATGTGCAGTAATCGATAAAACCGAATCAATATTAATATATAACCCAAACCTTGGTGGAAGTTTCACAGAAATTCCTGCAAAAACTACATATTTGTGTAAGGATGGTAGAGAATATGTTCTGTAACCCTCTATTGAACAAGATATTTAAACGTGGAGATAAAATGAATACAACAATCAATTTAAACGATTTGAAGAAATTCATAAAAACTGTTAATCCAGACGCGGATGAATGGTATGGTCCTCAAAACTATATGACTGGTAGTTGTATTCATGACTTTTTAGAGTGGAAAGGTGAACAGGCACTTGCTGATGAATTCTATAAGTTTTTGCAAGATTTGTGAGATATTAGATGAACGTATACGAAGCTAGATGGAACAATGTATTGAAATGGGCAAAGAAAGTAAAAGCCCATTATGATACTGGCAAATACATGATCAAATGGGATAATAACGAAGACTATTATCCTAATGAATTTGACTTTATTGTTGATGAACCCAATCGTTTGATTGCACTCGATTCAAAAGATAAAACATCAAGGAATCAGATTTACGAATATGATTTAGAATGGGATCATGGTTCATATACTTCTATTGCAGAAACTAACAAAATATTAGCAGAAATTAATTTATATAGAATGGAAAAAATTAAAATTTAGAGGAATTTATTGTGAATAAACTATTATTTGTTATGATATTATTATTTGTTAACTCTGTATATGCAGACTCAATGGCAGAACTTGAAATTAGATCAATTTATAGAACTAATGACCAATTTGAATATGATATAGAAACTAAAAATTATCAAAATGCTTGTTTCCATTCTAAACAATTAGAACTAAGTTTATCTAACTTGGGTTCATTATCAACAGGCGAGTTTAGAGAAGAAATTAAAGGGCAAGGAAGAAAACAACACACAATAACTGAATACGTTTGTAATTTATAAAAAGGAAATATAATGAGAAACGAAATACCTAATATGTTACATGATATTGTTTCAAGTATGATTAAACTTAATATACTAACCCAAGAACGAATGGTTTCTGCTAAAAGTTACTTATCAGAAATACACTTTTCGTGTGAGTATCAAACTGTAGAATATAATCCAGGAAGACAGTGTGGTAAAACAATGTTGATTGCTAGAAATGCTGGTAAGAATGATATTGTAATATCAACTAAGTCAAATCTGGCTAGAGATTTACAATCAAAATTAAATTTTTTTAATCCTTCCTATAGAACACCAACAGCTTTTAGTATTGGAGATATACGTCCTGATGATCTTAAACTTAGAGGAAGATCAGATTTTGATATTATATGGGTAGATAATGCATCTTATATTACAGATAATGACAAATATAAACTTTATCAAATTTTTGCTGGAAGATGTAATCATTTTGTTTTTTTAGGATAGATTATGGGAGGTGTGTGATGGGTTTAGATTCATATTTACATGCGAAACGATATGTTTCGGAATATAGTGAAGATACAAAAGAAGTAAGTAAACAACTTCAAGAAATAACAAAAGATATTCGGGATGGGATGGGGAATCTTCAATATATAGTTACTGAGGCAATGTATTGGAGAAAGGCGAACGCGATACATAATTGGTTTGTGAAAAATGTTCAATACGGTATAGATGATTGTAGAGAATACGATGTTCCTATAGAAAAGTTACAGGAACTTTTAAAGGTTATAAAAACATGTATTAAGAAACCAAAAAAAATTCCTGAATTATTACCCCCAACTAGTGGATTCTTTTTTGGTTCTACAGAAATTGATGACTATTTTATCGACTCATTAAAAAGAACCAGAGATAGATTAATGTATTTAATAAATCAATCAGGTGAAGGTTATATATGGGAATTTAGTTATAGAAGTTCATGGTAATAGGAAATAACAATGATATTAGAAATCAGTAAACATATTATTTTAGATGAATCAGCACCACAATTACCTAGCTGGGTTTTTCATCGAGATAATGTTATATTAGCACAACAAGTGAAATTAGACGAAGCTCATATGCGCGAGTTCCTCCTATTTCTAGAATATTATTCCAAAGAAGAATTTACTTGCAAAAAATTAAAAATTTCTTCTGCAGATTTTTTTGAAGATATTACATTAAGGTATTAAAGATGAAAATACAACGGTGGAATGGTAAAAATGGTATTCCAGAAATGGAATTAAACGAATTTGGGCATTGGGTTACGTTTGAGTCCTATTCTCTGGCTTTACTGGATGCTAATAAATCAGCAGAGCGTAAATGGGAATCATCGTGTTGTAGCGATGATAAAATCAGAGCAGAATACGAAGATCAGCTATCTAAGCAACAAAATATTATTGCTGGATTATCAGCAGTTTTATTTTTGATTGTTGGAATTTTAATTTTAAATTGGATTTAAATATGAATTTTCTAGATAAAGATCGTTTTATTATTGCTCTACAGAATGACATAAACGAATTAAAAGTAAGATTAGAAAAGATCCAATATATATCCGCAACTATAATTTTTGCTTTGTTATTAATTGTAGCAGATTTATTTTTTGGAGCAAAATTTTGAAATTTGATACATTTAAAGATCTTTTTTCAACTCTATTGCGAGAAAAAGAAAATAGAGATACCTTTATTAAATCTGTTCCTAGTTCTATTCGAGATGCATTTTTTGATAACGAATATATTGAATCGTATTATGTTGAAGTTAATGCTTTGATGTCAGCATTATTTACAGACAAAATTTTGCTTGATGATATTGATTATTTTCTCTATGAAGATATGACTCCTTTTGTTATTGTACGAGGAGTAGATGCAGAAAGAAACTACGAAATATACACGGAAGAAGAAATGTTTTCCTATTTTGAAAAAGAATATAATTGGGATTAATATATACTCCTTTAACTAGGAGACATTATGCAAAAAAATTATTTCATTCGCGGAAAAGCTTGCGAGGATTATTGTGCGAAAATAGATTATCTTCGCAAGAATCCAATAACACCTTTAAATTTACATGATGATGCATTTTCTAACTGGAAAATTGCAAAACATCCAGAACCAGAAACTAAAAAAAATTATAACGATGGGGTTTTAGAATATGAATGTTCATGATGTTTTAATTAAACGGTATCACGAATTGTATACAATTCAAAAAGTAACTTTGTTATCAGAAACAGAGATGGAAGAATTTATAGAAATTTCAACAAAAATACTTTACTCTCTTCTAGAAGAAGAAGACAATAAAGCAATGTTAAATAGATTAAGAAATAGATAAAAAGTGCTTGTTATTTTAATATGATTAAGGTATAATAATTTATATTTTAAATTTTTGGAGAAAATTGTGAAAAAGTTTTTTGTTGGTATTCTTGATGTTGTGTTATTTATATTAGTAGTTTCTATGTTTTGTTTCGTTGACCAATGGTTGATTTTATTTGTAATGGCAGGTATAATCGTTCTTGTTGTTGAACATTATTATATAATGCGCAAATGCTATTTGGAGGAAAAATAATGTCTGGCGGGCAATTTGATTATGACCAATATAAAATTGGTCAAATAGCAGATTCAATTGAAGATTTTATTTACCACAATAAATCAGAAGAAATTGATGAGTATGGCGATAAACGAGGCAGAGATTATTCTGATGAAACTATATATCAATTCAAAATGGCAGTTGATATTTTAAGATTGGCAGAAGTATATGCACAAAGAATTGATTGGTTATTATCTGGAGACGATGGCGAAAAATCTTTCCATGATCGATTGGAAAATGAATTAAAACAATTTAATGTGGTTGTATGAAAAAATCAGAAATAAATGAAAATCTTTTAGATATGGCATTGTGGCATGGCGTTCTTGAAGAATTTGATTCTGTAGTACAAACATTATATGTTCCATGTCCAAGAGCAGAAAAAATTAAAGAATATTCTGATGATATTATTTCCAAATGTCTAGAGTTAATAGAAACCGAATATAACATTGCAAAAAAACCTGTTCATGAATCAGATTTTGTTTTAGATCCTATGTATTCTAAGGCAGAGCATTATAGAGTTGGTAGACAACATGGCATAGATATTTGTAGAAAAATAATTACAGAATATTTTGGAGATAAAAATGATTAAACGGTATACACAAGGTTTTGGATATTTTGGTCCAATGGAACAATCTAACGATGGAAAGTGGGTTAAATGTGAAGATCATGAAAATAGAGTAGATTCTCTAAAACAGCAATATAGGGAATTGCATACAGTTTATACAAATACAAAAGAAGAATTATTTGACACAATTAGACAATTAGCTGACAGAATTATAGCTTGCCTAGTATTTTCATTTCTTGAAGCTATTATAATTGTTATATTAAGTATTCTTTATTTTGTAAAATGAAAATTGAAACAAGCCATTCAATAACGAATGACATTGATACAATAAATAAGATAGAAACAATTATCATCACAAGATATTTTGGTTTAGAATTAACAAAAGAAGTTCTTCAACAATTATATGATGATGTCATATTAATTCTTGATCCAAAAATTTATTCAGAATTAGAAGTTGGATTTTGTATGTCAAGAAAATCTCTTTGGGTTGATTTTAATAGCAATAGTTCTGGTGAAACGCATCCAATATATTTGGAGTTTTAATGGAAAAATTTGAAGAATTAAATAAAAAGATACAAGAAACACAAGAAC